GCCGTGTCGGTCGCCCAGCCAGAATTGCTCTCGTCCAGTGCGTTGCGGTCCACGCGCTTGATCGCCCGACCAGGCGTCGAACCGGCGCCCATGTTCCGGGTCACGTCCAGCAGGACCCACGCGTCGGTGGGCATGGTCTGGCGTGAACCCGCCGCCAGGACCATCGTGGTGGTCGTGGCGTTGGCCTCCGGGCACATGGTCACGAGCTGGCGCTGAGCGTCGTTGACGTACTGCAGCAGCTCGGTGCGCGGCCAGCGGATGTTGTCGATGTCAAACAGCTGCCGGCCGGCCGCGTCGATGATTGCTGAGGCGAGGACAGTTCCCATCGTCAGGGTCCTTTAGGCGTCGAGAAGCCCGACTGGCTGGCCAGGAAGGCCGAGAAGTTCGAGAGGTACTGCTGCGCCACCCCTCGGGCAGCTGCGTAGTCGTTGTCCTTCTGGTGGGCTCGAAACATAACGTAGTCGAAGAGCGGGGTGGCGTAAATGTCGAGGACGCCCAGCGCGTCGGACGACGACGTCAGCTCTGCCGGCTGGGCGGAATAGGACAGCGTCACCGTCCCGGCGCCCGTGTTTGGGGGGTAGACCCAGAACGACCGAGGGTCGGTCTCGTCCCGGAAATAGGCTGTGACGGCGGCGGTGGAAGTCTGCGTCTGCCAGGTCGGCGTCTCCCGATCGAGGATCGCGCGCTCAACCTCGTAGACGGCCCGACCGCCGACGTTGCGATAGACCGCCAGCAGCATGTAGCCGGCGGCGGCGATGGTTTGCAGGGATCCGGCGACCAGCGCCTGGGTGGTGATCGTCGCGGTGGCCTTAGGGATGGCGGACACGATGGTCCGCTGCCCGTCGGACATCCACTGAAGCAGCTCCTCGTCCGTCCAGTGCGTGCCTGGGGCCGGGTCGATCAGCTGGGTTCTGACACGGCTCAGGACCGTTGACGCCAGGATGGCCATGCCGCCTCCAAAACAAAGGGGGAGGGATCAGTCCCTCCCCCTCCGCATCTATCACGACTAGAGGTACTGGGCGATAGCCAGGGCCTCGGGCTTGATGGTGCTGTAGCCGTAGACGTTGAGGCCACGGACCAGGTTGCCGAAGTCGTTCGGGTTCTGCAGGCTCTCCACCTTCGTGATCTGCGAAGCGAAGGTGATGGCCGACTTGTGGCCGGCGACCATGCACTTGCGGGCCACGGCGTTGGCGGAGATGCCGGTGCCGGTGGTCGTGGTGTCGAAGTTCTGGCCGGCGGCGGCGGTCGGCAGCAGGTTCGACACGTAGACCGAGAAGCGGTCGATGGTGCCGATCTTGCCGTTGCGGAGCACCGACTGGGCGTCACCGGTCAGGTAGGCTTGCTGCAGGTTCGAGTTCATCAGCAGGTAGCGAACCGCCGGCGTGATGACCAGGAAGCGGTCGGTGTCCGGGACGTTCTGCTCGTCCAGCACCGACGACAGGCCGGTGATGGTGGTCAGGACGTTGGACGTCGACAGCGTCAGCGGGGCGCCGCCAAACGGGTTGGTCGAGGCGTTGTAGGAGCCACCGGCGCCGCCGAGGTTGAAGCTCGCCGAGCGGGCGCCCGCCAGGGTGCCGGCGTTCAGGCCCGAACCCGTGGTCGACGGGGTGCCGGCCTTGGTCCAGCCGTAGGTGGTGTCGACCGAGTACTTCAGGACGTCGGTGTCCACCGTGATCGCCATCTGCTTGGCGGCGTCGGAGGTGAACATGTCCATCAGCTTGGGCTGCGACTGGAACTCCAGCACGTCGGAGACGTTGACGCCGAAGTACTTCGCCTTGGCGATGGCCAGCTCCACGGTGTTGCCGGCCGGCACCTCGTAGTTGAGGTTGTTGCCGACGGTGTAGTCGCGGATGGTGATCGACGGGATGTTGTTGATGATCACCTTGTCGCCGAGAGAGCGGATGTCGCCCTCGTAGCTGGTGTTGGCAATCTCACCGAACACAGTCGTCGCGTAGAACTTGACGTTCAGCTTGCCCGACCAAATGGTGGGGATGAACGTACCCGAGTAGGACGGGCTGGTGTTGAACGGCGCCTGGACCGGGGTAACGGCGGCGGGAGTGATGGTGGACATGGCGGCGTCTCCAGAGGGTTATGCCGCCATGTCCGCCGGGCTATCTCACCCGGCCGCTCACCATGGCGGCGTCGATTTCAATCTCGATCTGCGCTCGCTCGGCGTCCCGGCCGGCGTACTTGCCTGACGTGCAGTCCCGGTAGAACCGGTCCACCTCTGAGGTGGTCCAGATCTTGGTCTGCGCCGCAGGCGGCACGACGGTCGTCGACCGAGTGGTCGTAGGGGCGACGTGGCGCTCGAGCCCGTTGCGGGCAGGGGCGGTGGGCGTCGGGATTTGGGGCGGGGAGACCGCCTGCTTGTAGCTGTTGAACAGCGTGGCGGTCCGCTGGGCGTCCATCCGCTCGAAGGCGTCATTGAGATAGGCTTGTCGGGGAAGTCCGCTGAGCGGGTCCACCTCGGCGAGCCAGTCTATGAAGCCCTGGTCCAGGTTGACGTCCTCGTAGTCAGGCACCAGCGACGCGAGCTGACCGAAGAAGACCTGGCGGTCGGACATTCCCTGGCGGTCGGTCACGCTCGTCAGCTGCTCGCGCAGGCGGGCGTTCTCCGCATTGACCTCGATCAGCCGTTCCTCGGCCACCACTTCCGCCTGGCGGCGGATGACGTCCAGAAGCTCGGGACCGAAGTCCTCGACATCCTTGTCTGTGACCTGCGTCTTGCCGGTCTTCCGGGCGGGCGCGTCCTTGTCTGCCACCTGGGCGGTCAGCGTCTCAACCTGGCGGGTGAGGGCTGCGATCTCAGAGCCAGTCCGTTCCTGGTAGGCACGGAACGTGCCCTGCAGGGACTTGTAGCGCTGCTCCCATTTGTCATCCTGGGGCGCCTCGGAGGGCGTCTCGGCGGCCGGCTCTGCCGGCGACGTGGTCTCCTCGGCGGGGGTGGCGGGCTCTGCCGGAGGTGGGTCCTGCGGATCCTCGGGTGCGGGGTCAGGGGCTTGGCCCTGAACCAGCGCCTCCAGGCGCTCGGCTTCCTCCAGCTGCTGCTGGACCTGCTTTGGCAAACTCATGTCGATCTCCTGCTGCGACTGGACGTCGGCGCTCTGCGCTCGTCTCACGGTCAGCGGGTGTAACTAGAGGACCGTTTCCCCTAGCTTCTCCAGGGTCTCGTGGAGCTTGTCCACCTGACCCAGAAAGGCTCTGACGTACTGGGCCTTACCTTGCAGCTGTCGCAGCGCCACCTCGTCGGAGCGCTGGGCCAAGTGCCCGTTCAGGAGTTCCAGGTCCGTCTCGAAGATGCTGATGAAGTCCTTCCAGTGGGCTGATCTCGTCAGCGCGTACAGCGCTCGAAGCTGGGCCGTGGTCGGGTTCTGAAGCATCTTTTGTCCAGTTATGCTCGCGTTGAGTGATCAGTCAAGGGGATTATATTCCTACTGACCTTGCGGGGAATAGTTGTCGGTCGTCGGCGTGCCGTCCAGCAGCTGTTCGCCACCTGGGCCGGCCGCCGGCGGGGACCCCTGCGGGCCCTGCGCGGACATCGTGGCCTGGGCCATGCGCTTGCGCACCACGTCCAGCGACGGGACCACCTTGTCCACGTCCATGTCCAGGTTGCGGGCGGTCTCCCGCAGGATGGCGTGCCTGCCCTCGACGCCCACGATCTGCAGGTCGACAGGGTTGGCCGTCGCCGCCAGGAACTCATTGCGGCGCATCTGCGCGCTTTCCTTGGCCACCAGCGAGGAGGCCCCGCGCGCGACGATCTGCACGTCCCCCTTCAGGTCCGGGGCATCGCGTCGGGCCCGCAGGTGGTCATCGACGACAACCGCCTGTCTCCCACGGAGAATGGCGACGACATGTACCCTTGGAAGCGTTGGCACGTGCGCAACGATCCAATCGGCGTGAACACCAACAACGACAAGGGCCCCATCTGGTTCTTCCAGCCCAACAGCAACGCTCAGGAACTCATGGCCGTGTTTGAGAAGTTCTCAGCCCGCGCCGACGAGGACACCATGATCCCGCGTTACATGACTGGCGACCCCTCGGGTGGCGCTGGCCGTACGTCGTCTGGCCTGTCCATGCTGATCTCCAACGCCGGTAAGGGCATCAAGCAGGTCATCAGCAACATCGACCGCAACGTGATCGTGCCCTCTATCGAGCGCCTGTACCAAGACAACCTGCGCTACAGCAAAGACCCAGACCTGATCGGTGACGT